TAGTAATCGCAGTACCCGCTTCATCGCCCACAACCACGTTGTAGTTACCGCCAGAGGCTATAGAGTTACCTGCGTTGACACCTATACGGACGTTAGAGGTTCCTGCTGATGCAGTAATTATGTCTGCACCGTCTGCAAAAGTTACATCTGCTGCGAAGTTTGCTGCGCCGTCTACGTCAATAACGTCTAGGTTTGCAGTGCCATCAACATCAAGAACGCCTGTAACAGTTAAGTTTCCAGCAAGTTCAAGATCATCCATCTCATAGACGATAGCGCCTGATCCTGCACCATCGGTAGCTACAATCTTAGTTTGACCAGCAGCAATAACCACGTTTGCGCCAGAGCCTTGAGTAAGCGTTAAAGCGGCAGCAGTCTCGTTACGCATGATCCAAGTATGAGATAGCGTATTAGGAGCCAGTGTAACTGTACAAGCCTGACCACCACCTGTAAGGCGTAAGAAGGTACTTCTAAACTGGTCAGTAGCTCCATCAGCCATTGTAATGGTATGGGTACTAGCGTTAGCTACAGCCTCTGCACCAACACCCATTGCCTCACCTATTAGCTCTAGGTTTGTGTTTGTACTTGTGCCCCAAGTACCGCTCTCATCGCCCGTGGCAATCTCTTTTAAGCGTAAGTCATTAACGTAAGTTGCCATTTAAGCTACCTCTTCCCAATTAGGGTCTTGACTGTCTGAAACAGCCGACCAAGTTGTTGTTTGATTAGGAACGACTTGCCCCCAAACATTTGCCGGAGTAATCCCGCCAGTACCACTAACGCCAATAACAGCAACGTTTGCATCGGCTGTAGTCGATACTGTACCCGCTGCACCTGTTCCTGCAACACCCGTTGGAACAAGAGTGTTATTCGTAACCAGTGATATTGCACCGAGGGCAGACGTTCCCGCCACACCAGTAACAGAAACATTGGCTTCCGCATCGACAGTAACAGTTGTAACCGCGCCTGTGCCAACAACGCCCGTGACGGCAACATTTGCTTCGGCATCAACCGTAGGAATAGTGACCGCGCCCGTACCGACAACGCCTGTAGGGGTAACATCAGCCGCCGCCGAAACCGTAACAGTCCCGATACCTGAAGTGCCTGCGACACCCGTGACAGTAACTGGGAGTGTTTCACCCCATCCAGCTTCGCCCCAAGTACCTCTGCCCCATCCGCTAATAGCTGCCACACGTTATGCCCTATGCGATGCGAATGATCGCGTTGGATGCGTCCGCGGTGGGAAACTGAATGGTAAAGTCACCAGCGGTAGAAGTCTTATCTCCTCCGAAATCTAAAGCACATACGCTAGGATCGCCAGATAAAGCCTCACCGTAAATCAATGCTCCTCTTGCGGTAATCGTGACATTTGAGAAGGTGAGGTCCGCAAAGTCGGCAAGAGCAGTCGTACCACTTGCAACAGGGGTTATAGACGTTAAGAACGCACCTTTTGCAGTGTAATTTGTACCACTAGTTTCATTAGAACTCGTATAAGCAGTTGTTGCGGCACCTAAAGATGCGGAACTGGTATACAACGCAAGTTTATACTGATCACCAGCAGCGGTGAAATTATGAACACCTTTTAAAATTTCAACTTTAAAACTTGTGCATAACGCGGTTGTGATAGCCATTATAGCCTCCTAATTATATCAGCCATATCTTTATGGCCTTGACGTTCAAATTCAGCGGTAAGGGTAGTCCTATCGCTCTTAATTGCTTCCTTAATGTAATGCAAAGCCGTAGCTCTAACCGCTTCTTTAAACTCTTCTGCTTGTTGAGCAATAGAAGGATGACAATTACCACCAACACTTACAATTCTATCAGCTATTGTTTGCGCCCAAAACTCAGGGTCATGGCCTTTATTGTTCGTAGTTGCTACTAATACGTTGCCTACTTCTAACTTTGGCGCTTCAAAAAAAGCCACTTACGCACCCCTACTTATGTCATAACGGTACTCATCGCGAGAACCGTAGCCCTCACCCAAAGCTTTTAATCCCGCAACTGCTGCGCCAAATCTTTGCTCATACTGCGCAACTTCTTCGGGGATTTTTAAAAACGTTGCGGCTTCGACCAAGGTTCCGTAAAGAAGCGCATCGGGGCCATTTTCGGACAGCCATGTTGTTCCGCTTTCAGCACCCGCTGTTAAAGATGCTGGTCTAAATTTGTAATGAAGCTCAAAGCTGTAGGCAGAATCCGGCGTTGGCGCTACGATAAATGTAGAATCATCAAACAACGCATAGTACTTGGGTTCGCCAGTTGTAGAAGCATTTGGCGTATATGCTCGTATAAACGAAACCTGCTTTAAAAATAAATAGTTGTATTCGTCATTTGCAATTACCGCCAAACTATACGGCGCAAGAAAATCAGATGGGGTAGATACATACGGATTACTTGACGTTGCAGACCCTGTAACGTTTTTACGAAAAAACGGTAGTTCAATGTTTTTAAGAATACGTTCTTCCGCTTCTTTTATGAACGTAGGTAAGTCTGCTACAAACGTTGTTTCAGACGTTTCGCAATAATCTTGTACGGTAGATTTTAATGTTGCTAGTGTAAAACTCATGTTATCACCACAGTTACCTGACCTACTTGACCCGAACCTTTTACGGGTACAAATGGGAAATTGTCAATTGTTGAAACACCTACTGAAACTACAAAAGGTTCTATGCGATCCGGGCGAGGGTTCTTTAAAGCTTGCGGGTCATCTATATGGCGTGTTGGAAACAATTGCGGTTGTTTTGGTTCAAACTCATCAAACCCAACTAAATTACCGTTCCACTCGCGTTTCATGCGATTAAGCTTGTATCGAAAACCAGAGCGATCTGATATTCCGTAAGCATTTTTTCCAGACGCAAAGCCAGACACGATTAAAGCCCGTACTGGTATGAAGGAGGACTTATCTTAAAGGATGCCCTATCACGATCTTCTTCCATTGCCCGAAGCATTTCTTCTTCGTAAATAGCTTTAAGTGGAGCCATTAGTTGAGGACTACGCTTCATAGAAAGATAGTACGCAAGGCCCGCCGCCAAACAAGGGTAAAACCTAAAAGGTATATCTACCGTGTTTGTAAAAGCATCCGCATCGTCTATTCGAGTTAGACGATTGAATTTAATAACATCAGTGCTGTTGTCCGGAACCGGCCAGATTTTCAAAACTGGGCTTATTTGCCTATCTAAAAAGAATTGATTAGGGCGACCCGTTTGAGTTTTTGTCGGAATATTTAAAAATTCAGACCGGCTAAGGCGTGTAATTTCAAAGTCGGTTCCGGTTCGAGTAACCACCGCAGAAAGCATATCTATCGTAGATTGCGTGTCCGACAAGTCTTGAACAGCCGAAACAGTGGTTGTAGCGCCACTTGTACCGCCCGTAATCGTTTCATTAAGCGTAAACGATCCTACCGGAATAGTAGTAGCAAAAGACGTGGTTGTAAGAGAGCTAGTTATAGAAGCAGTAGCACCACTTGTACCGCCCGTAATCGTTTCACCCACAGTGAAACTGCCCGTAGCCGCTACGGAAAGAGTTAACGAACCCGAAGGATACTCACTGATTCCGGCGGCAAGCGTTATGGTAGTTTGCTCTATGGTCCATTGATTTAAACCTCTGTTTGCCCAATCAGCAAACAACAAGTTTAAAGACCTTTTTGCGGTCCTTAGATCATAGCCCGTGCGTACTTCTTGACCACACCGCTCAAACGCTTCTTCAATATATTCAGCGACATCTATTTCAAAATTCTTACTGTTCGATGTTGTCATTGTATAAATTATCAAATATTCGGTTAACGTCCAAACTATAGTCTAAATCAGATTTAGAGTAATGTATGTGCGCCGAAGGTTTAAAATCGGGGGCACCAGAGCCTGTTTCAAACCAAGCCGGATGTGTGACCCGTACTCTATTGTTTGGCAAAGCTACAATATTCCCCGTCCATTGGCCTGCATCTAATAGCTGTAAAACATGCGATTGCTTATGCTGCGCCGGATCATCAGCTATTTCGCTTTCCGTATAATCTACGGTAAACAGATACTTTGCAGGGAACATTTCCCCGTTTATTTTAGCCATCCACGGAGACGGCGTTGCTCTATCTAAAACATACACAGAGTGGTGATTAGAAGAACAGTCCCACGGCTGGGCATCATGTACCGCCATAGGCTCCGGCCATTCTTCCAGAGGAATATCCGCAACAAGAGCGGTCAAAGGCATTCTTGCCCACATTGCTCCGCCATGTACGGTATCTTCTTCTTCACCTTCGGCTTCAATCCCGGTAAAAATAACTTGAAAGCTTAAACACCGACAAGGCATTGTAGTTACCGCAACCACCATTGCATGAAGAAACTCGCCATGAAACTGTTCGTGGTTATGCGTAAATTCTTTTCTGACCCAGCATTTAAAATGCGGGATATTCGACGTTAAGTAAGACATTTTCTATTTCTTTACTTTTCCGCCATTTCGATAACCTTTAGATTTCATTTTACCGCCAGCCGCCATACCCTTGGACTTCATCTTACCACCAGCAGCCATGCCTTTAGACTTCATGGCACCGCCCATAGACTTCTTGGCTACCTTACCACCAGCCGCCATACCCTTGGACTTCATCTTACCACCAGCAGCCATGCCTTTAGACTTCATAGCGCCGCCCATAGACATACCTTTGGATTTAATCTTAGTTGTGCTTTTTTTCTTAGGGGCACCGTTTCCTAAATTAACTACAGACATATCGACCTCACAAATATTTGGTTACTTTTCGACGGCTTTCTAATACCGCACCGCATCCTTTTGCAATTTGTTGACGAACTTCGCCCCCATCTCGCATTCCTTTTACAGTAGCTTTCTTAGTATTGGAAACCACTGTCTTGCCTTTACTTCCGGCTTTTTTCTTTTTACGCGCTGTTGCTGCTCGTTCTGCTTTAGTCAAAGATCGTGCTTTGGCTTCTGGCAAGCAACGGTCTGGATTCTTTTTGTCTGGAGAAGTACCGCATTTCCCAACAATATTGCCTTCGGAGTCGATACGAACCCAGTTTTGGTCACGCCATTTCTTTAACTCACCCATTAGCTTTTCTTCTTACTGCCTTTGGCATAGTTAGGGTCTTTACAATACTTAGAAGCGGCCATGTTGGCATATGCCGAAGGGTATGTGTCAAAGGTTCTTTTTGCCCACGCTTTACCCGCAGGGCAAATCTTACTGCCTTTGCTTTTTTTAGACGCAGCACCACCTTTACGGTAATACGTCAACCCTTTGGGCATGTCCCCGCGTGTCATTACCATGCTTTACAAGACCAATACCGGGCGCTAAATTTATCTTTGGCAGTATCGCAATTATGGCGTGCCCTAAAATTAGAACGTCTAGCGGGTTGATCTTTTTTAATAGACATCTTTGGGTCCCCAAAACGTACTATCTTTATTTCACTACCTTTTTTAGCCAAAACTGCACTTTTCTTAGGTTTATTAGGCGTTCTTTTTGGCTTATTAAAACCCGAAAAGGTTTCACCTCGATACTTTATACGGCCAGAAGGGGTCCGTGTAACGTCTTTAGTTGTCGCCATTTAATCACCTATGCTATGCGTGAAAAACAGTTAAGGTTAAAAAAGTTGATACGGTGTATTGCAAGTATATACCGTCAGTAAACAAAACCCCGTTTTCTGGGATAACTACGTCTCTAGTTGCTGTAGCTAATGCGACAGAACTTATTTTTAGTAGACTTGTGCCTGCTGTTGAGGTGTTCAAAAAATCAACCGTCCCAGCAGTTGCAGTGCTTGTTAGATATGCACCCTTTAGCCTAGATCTACCGGCAAAAACAATATCTGAAGAGTCGCCACTGATACCAGCCTTGACGGTTCCCGCAGGATCTCCGACAGCAGTGATAGAAGCAATGGTCAAAAAGAACTTCGAGCTAGTAGCAACACCTGCATTAGCACCCGTAAGGGATTCTGTCTGCGCAGTGCCATTAATGTCGGTTCCAACAATCGTAAACGATATGCCTGAGTCATTGCCGCCGGATGTGATGGTTAATTTTCTTGCGTTACTCAACGTGACAGAACCGCCACTTGCCAATGCTCCACCGATTACTAGCGCCGCATTATTCGCTACTTGCGCCGAAGCTGAAATGCCATCGTCATCTGCGGCAAGCGTATCTGCGGTAATGGTTACCGCAATTACATCGGACATACCCATAAACTTCTCCTGTAAAGGGGCAGTTACGCCCCCGTCAGATTAACTACGCGATTTGAACGTATTCAATGATGAACGTGAATGAGCCTGCTGTTGTAGCATTAACTGTGTTGGTGATGTTGCAGAATATGTTACGTGCTGTATCTGTATATTGAACAGAAGCGGGTGCGGTAGTGCCATCTTGTGTTTGAAGCACTAGCGCAGTAATTGTTACGTTGTGTGCAACAACCGTTGTACCGCCATCAAGAATTTCATCAGTCTGAGCCGCTACGATTTGTGCGCCAGAACTGGATGTACCAACTTCATAGCCAATGTCACCCGTTCCAATAACAGGGGAAACGTCACAAAAGATCTTAATGTCAGTAATGATTGTGTTTGCAGGCTGTACAAAAGTAGCAATAGTAGGGCTGTCACCCGCCGTTGTATTTACCGTAACACCAGAGGCAAAACCAACGTGCTTAACAAAAGTACTGTTTACTGCTGCTGAAAGAGTTGTTGCGCCTGTTACAGCAAGTGTACCGCCTACTGAAGCGTTAGTGCCGTAAGTAGAATTAGTAGTTATCGCGCCGGTTGTTGCGCTTTTGGTAATATCTGAAAATCCGTTCTCTGAGCGTACTGCTCCAGTAAAAGTTGTATTCGCCATGATTATCTCCTGTCGTGGCTAATGTCAGATACGGGATGTACCTGTCAGGGATAAGACAAATATACACAAAAAGAAAAGGGGCAACAAGTGCCCCTTTCTTAATAGCTAGCTCAAAAGAACTAGGCTCCGGGTGTGCCGATAACGGAACGCCAATCAGATACGCCGAACGAATAACGTTCGCGTGCCTTGAAGCGCATGTTACCTGTATCAAAGTCACCTTCCATCGCAGTTTTGATGGGAGTTCTTTGAAACAATTTAAAGCCACTTGGAGCGTCAGTCTTTATGAAGTATGCGTCTGTGTCCGTAA